CAATTCCAATCATACCAATTCTTATGTCCATATTTCTTTAAATTGATTTTTTCTTGTGCTTTTTCTTCATCTGTGTGTGCAGGTGAAGTTATATCTAACTCCTTTGGCCTTGGTATTGCTGTTTGAAACGAAAATGCTCGTTCTTTATCTACATTTATATTTTCTTTATGAAACTTGATTAATTGCTTTCTCGCTTTTTGTTCAGGTTTATCACATTTTGACAATTCGTAACCTCCAGTTCCATCTTGTACTTGTAAATCGTTGTATGTCCAATTTGGCATTACACCTCCTTTAAAGTTTATGTGAGTGCTTGAGCTTTCTTGTTATACCATATAGGATTAGCATATAGTATTACTGGGAGATTAAATCCAGATCGCAAAGCACTCACAATTTTAAGTTAACAACCTTAGTCTATTTTTTGCATAGATAATATCAGATGCTAATTGGCTATCTTCTTTATTATATCTGCCACTTAGCAACTTTTGAAATGGTATTATCTTTCCATTTTTCTTATGTTTCAATATGAATAACTGTAACTCATATTTTGACATATTTCTAATTAGTTCAACATTACTCATTTGCATCTCCTAATTATTAGTGTTACATGGTCTAGCGTTTTCATTGCTTTTAAGACGCAATTTACATCATTTAAGGACATATCTTCCTTTACCTCTACATGAGTATCGCCTACACGAATATCTACCTCGTATTTAGCTTTATCTATAAGCACTTCATATCCCTTTTTTCCAACGAATCTTAATAATTTCAGAATTCTCTCAAACATCCATACAATATATCCGACATATTTTGCTCTTGTTGCTGCTGTTCTTAGACTCATCTTTTCTTCTTTCTGGGTCTACCAACAGGCTTTCTTTTGGCAATATTTACTATAACAGACCTCTTTATTTCACTTAACATTTTTCTTAACGCTTTTATCATTACATCTCCTTTAATAGCTATAAAAAAAGGAGAGCCTGAGCTCTCCCTTGGGATTGAGGATAAAGAAGTGCTATGAGCTCTTCTTTACTATCGGAGATTGTAATTTGTACTTATCTACAAATTCAATTATTGAGGACATTGTCTCTGAAAGTTTACTTTTTGAGCTTGATAGCTCTAATACTTTAGCTGTAAGCTTTTTATTTTCTTCTATAAGCTTTTTATTCTTTTCTTTAATAACATCATTTTTCACTTTAAGCTTTTCAACCTCTAGCTCTAAATCTGTTACTTTTTCTGTTTTATTTGGAAATATATCCATTTATACTCCTATGATTAATCAAAAAAAAAGGAGAACCTGAGTTCTCCTGAAAGCTATTTAACTTTTCTTGTAGTCAATCTTAAATTGTATACCTCTGCTACACCTTGCTCTACCATTCTTAGACCATTTAAATATATCTCGTGATATATACCATTTTTAGGTCTTTTTCTAACGATTCTATGACTACCTTCTTTTTGATAACCAATAATATCATATTTTCTCATGGAACTCCTTTTTTAATATTGTGGGAACTTGTGCAGGATTAGATTATCACCTGCAAGATACCGCTCTTATTTGTGCGACTAAACACTACATTATCTTTCCCAGAAACATGTCTTTCTACACTTATAGGTGCTTGCAACACTCTACATCGTGCAAGTCTATCACAGACACTGGAAAATGTATACTACCATAGAGGATGGATTATAGTATACTTAATAACGGTAAAAGACTAATCGTCTCTATTTATAGTTTTTCTCGGGATCTACTAACAACGCTGATTAATGCTTCACTCCACCATTTGGCTTTGTGCGACTACAACGCCTGTTGCTATACCTGCATGCTATCTTCTTACACTACTTTACACAGGTTTACAAGTTCTATATGCTTAATAGCTGATATCTAAACTATTTAACATATTGCTCCACAATAAATTAAAAACTTTTGTGACCTAAATAAGGGAGAAACTGTACTATACTTTATGAATGTACTAAAAAAGAGGAGAACCTGGGTTCTCCTCTGTAGGATGCTACTTAGATGATAAAACGCTCAAATCAAATGTATTATTGAGCTTGTTTCTATAAACTCTCCAAGATTCACCACTCTTTGATTCCCTAACATCTCCTCTAAACTGAAGATGATTCGCAATAGCTTGAGCTTTCTGTTCTGAAATCTCCTGCGTATTACCATCTGAATCTTCGAATGTCTTACGAATTGTAAAGTAATCACAATCTGTAGGAGCTGAATTAGGTTCTGAACTATATAAAGGCTTATCCCAAGATTTGTCTGAGAATTGACCTTCTGTAGTTTTCCAATAAGAAATAGGTATCATAATGAATACCTCCTATGTTAGTTATAGATTAATTACTAAAAATAAAGGAGTAAAAGCTTGTAGTTCTCAGGCTTTAGTGAAAGTAGGCTCTATTGTGAGCAATAATAAGGGGGTTAAAAATAAAGGAGATTACTCTCCTTTATCTGTTTTGAATTTTACATCTCTGAAGTGTGCTTTTGTATCTATATAAATATCCTCTTCAATGTTGTCAATCTTTTCCTCAATCTTTTTTATTCTATCTAGTATTTGATTTATAAGAAAATATGCTGTATCTATTCTTTCCTCTTGTGAGCTCATTTTGCCTCCTTTTAATTGAACTAAAAAAAAGGGAGACTAAGCTCCCTAATTTGTTTAATGTTCTCTCATACCTGCTAATACTTGCATTTTATTACATACTTGAAATGCTTTATCCTCAGAATGAGTTTCTAAATATACTGTTCCCTTACTACCGACTACTCTATACTTAGTATGATATTCAGGGAATGTTGTTGTTTCATTAACCGATTTAACTTGTATAATATGATACATTACCATCTCCATTTTGTTATACATAAAGGAGAGAAAAGAATAGGATTTACCTACTCTTTGCCCTTTTGTGAAATACTGCTACGCATATAGCAAAAATAGCTATATATATCATCAGACCTAAATAAACGAACAATATGTATTGCATATTTTTTCCTTATTTATCTATATATAAAGGAGAAAAGAAGGCTTTTACACCTTCTTCTCTTTTGGTAGCATACTCTCTAAGTATTTATCATACTCTTCTTGTAGCATCTGTTCTATATCGAAATCTAGCTCTCTATCTGCTCCTGTTTCTGCCCACTTTATCTCTAACTCATCAATATTATCCTCACACCATTTAATAAATCGTCTCTCTTCTAGTTCTCGCATAAACTCACTGATTCCTACGCTGATATGTTCCATTATACCTCCATTTATTTATACATTAAGGAGAAAAAGAGAGCTATTACGCCCTCTTCTCTAGTTTAATGGACAATTTTGGTACCTTAAGCAATAGTTTACGATACCAAGGTATGTTTGCCTTAGCTCTGGATAACTTATACCTTAAATTAGCTATTTCATCACAAAGCTCATTTATCTTATCGTCTTTAGTATACAATTCCTTGGTTAAGTCATCATTTACTTTAGATAAAGAGCAAAGTAAACTATTAGCTATGCTTAAGTTATCTTCAGGACTAAAAACATATGGCTTATCCATATCACATATTCTTACATCTTGATAGTGTTTATTATTCATTTGTTACCTCACTTGTTATTGAAATTTACTATACATTTAGGAGAAAAAGAAGGCTATTACGCCCTCTTTCTCTTTAAAGTATCTTTCATATCATTAATATCCATTTTCATACTTTGTTCTAAATGCCTTACTATTAAATCTAAAGCTTCATCTCTTTTGTGAAGCTCAGGACCATAGTATTGCATTAATACATTATGTACAATAGTTCTTATGTAAGATGTACTAAATACAACAGGATTACTTAGATTATCTATAATCGCTTTCATTATTTCTTTATCATTCATAACAACTCCTATTTATTTATACATTTAGGAGAAAAAAAGAGGTAGGTTTACACCTCTTTCGTTATCACAAGGATAACCTCCTATGGTCGCTCTTGTTTTGTTATTATCAACCAACTAATACTTGTGTCACCACTACAAGCGTTACTCTGTTGGAATCACGAACTATACAAGTCGTCACCTGTATAGAAAATACTATCTTCAGAGTCCGATAGTATTATGGAATGTACGCAAGCATACAATCCATCTGTCTATACATAAAGGAGTATATGCTACTAACTAATAGTATGGATTTATGAATAATGTGTGTGTATATAGTATGATGTGTGGACAGTAGAGTCAATACTCTTTGCTCATCTCTGCAGAGGGCAGTCCGTCAGGACTGGGGACTGCGAGCTATGAGCGGGGTGGGATTCTTCTGTCCTCTCGACTGGACTCGATGTCCAGGAGGGAGGACTTTGAATCAAATCGTTTGAACTCAACGGATTAAAGACCCGCCAACCCGATTCAACGGGGGGTAGGGTCTTAATCTACCTCTCTCATACAATCTACAAATATTTTTCAGAATTAATTTGGAATCAGGTATGCTGTAATATTATACTTATAGTATGCCAAAGTCCAAATTTGATATATTTAATCTACTTACAGGAAACTTCGAAGAAGAGGATGTAGATCCAGAGGAGTTTGTGAAGAGTATAACTAAAGCTTTGGTAAAAGAATCAGCCAAGTTGACCAGTTTGTATGAAGCTGAAAAAGAGATAGTATCAAATATCTTGGATAAAGCTTCAATAATTGAAGATAATAAAGATAGGAGTACGGATTAGTACTAGTACTATATGTAGAAGGTATAAATATAAGAACTATATACTTTGTACAGTAGGTAGTACTACATATAGTACATACTGAACTAGGAGGTAAGAAGGCTGATGATTAAGATTATACTATTCGGTATGATTGTAATCATCGGTGAGTCTTATAAATTATATGAAAGAGTTATTGTTAAGTACAGTTGCCCCCTTATTTGTAATATTAATCATATACATGAGTATCAAGTGGGTGTAAAAACATTAACAGATGGTTTAAAGACATGTTCTAAGTGTGGGTTATCTCACACATTAGAGTCATTCCAGAAGATAAAGAATACCTATCTGTCATGGTGTAAGGATTGCAGGACTGCTAAAGAGAAAGAAAAGTGGGCTGCAAAGAAAATGTTCGGTGGATAAGCTTGTTAGGACCATAAATGGGATGAAGAGAACCTACTTTGTCTATAAGCAAGCAGAAGCTGATAATGAGGGATTAGACTACGAACATTGGAAAGAAGCATCACCTGGTCAGTATGCACTAACAGATGATGGATATGTGGGTAGTTGTATCAGTAGGAAGGATTATACTGATAAACAGGGAAGGTCAAAGACCTTTGTAAAGCTATGTTGTGGAGTAGGATGGGCTAATAACAAGGCAAAGATACTATATGAACCTAATAAAGAGTTTGGATTGTATAGCCAAGTTAAGCCAGACTACTGGATTCGTAGAGAAATAAGAACAACTCGCTTTAAGAACGCTGTGACAGCGTATATTGAGCAGTTATTAAGCTCAAAAGCAATAGACTGGACTGTTATTGGTAATATATACAGGCCAGAACAACGGATTCCAGAGGCAACCGTTAGAAGATTATTCAAACAACAAGAGGTAAAAGAGGTGATTGAAGAAAAATTAAAAAAAGTTCTACAAGAAAAGGGTATAACTCAAGATATGGTGCTAGATTTGCATCTTGAAGCTATTAATGTAGCTAGAGATAAGAAAGACCCTTCAAATATGCTACGAGCTACAGAGAATCTTATGGATCTGTTGGAAATGAAGCCAGGAAAGAAGGTTATTACAGAATCTGTAGAATTTGGACTATCTTCAAATATTACGGAGCAGATTGAATCAGAAGAAAAGAAATTAAAGCTATCTCAAAAAACAGAAGAACCAATAAAGAATGAGTCAACAGACAGCAGAGAAGAATAAAGCTCTAGAAAAATTAAAGGATAACATGATATTGTTTGGGAAAGTAGTGGTTCCCAATATGTTTTCCTCTGATTCTCCCGAATTCCATTATGATGTCACAAAACATCTAATGAATAAGTCTTTAAAGCAAATCAATATAATTGCACCTAGGGGACATGCTAAGTCATCTATTGTTGGTGGTATATTCCCATTATGGCATATTATGTTTGAAAAGGGACCAAAGCTAATTGTGTTAATATCAAGAACGCAGGACCATGCTGTCAAACTGTTAGGTACAATAAAAGATATATTGGACTATTCTACTAACTTTAGGCAGTTATTTGGTTATTGGGGAATGAATTCAGCTAGGTCTTGGGCTAAATCTGAGGTAGAATTAAAAGACGGAACGATGATAATATGTAAAGGTACAGGCCAACAGCTTAGAGGAATAAAGCATGGGAACCAAAGACCTACATTAATTATACTAGATGACCCAGAAGATGAGAATAATACAAAAACAGCTGAAGCGATGGAAAGTAATCTAAGATGGTTACTGCAATCAGCTATACCAAGTCTAGACCCAAACAAGGGTAGGATTGCTATTATTGGAACACCTATACATCAAAGATGTATTGTTGAAACATTAAAAGAAATGAGTGGATGGAAAAATTTACTATACAAGCCAGATTTAGATAATAATGTAGCACTATGGGAATCTTGGCATCCGATATCAAAATTAAAGCAAAAGAAGAGAGAATTAGAATCAATTAACAGAGTTTCTGTATTTTATAGAGAATACATGTGTGAAGTAGTTGGTGATGAAGACCAGCTATTTAAAGAAGAATATATTAATTATTATGATGGTAAGCTCATTCATGATAGTTCAGGAAATTCATTTTTAAAAATATCATATATCAACCACTCTGATACTAATGAAGAACGACCCGTAAATGTCTTCATGGGAGTTGATCCAGCGTCCTCAACAAGACAAACCGCCGACTATTCAACAATCGTGCCAGTTGCAATAGATACCGAAGGAAATCGTTTTGTGCTGTCCTATTACCGAAAACGGGCAACTCCCATGGCATTAGCAGAAGCTATACTGGAATATTTTAAGATATATAAACCTGAGAAAGTTCGAATAGAGTCAGTTGGATATCAGGAAATGCTACGAGAATATGTTAAAGTTAGATGTGAAGAACAGAATATGTTTATTCCAGGTCTTGAAATAAAAGAAAATCCAAGAACATCTAAATCTATCAGACTTGAAACAATGGAACCCTACTTTGCTCAGAACAAATTCTACATGAGAAAAGATATGCGAGAGTTAAAAGATGAACTGTTATTATACCCAAGAGGTAAACATGATGACCTACTAGATGGACTATACTATGCGACTAAGAAGATATACCAACCATTTCACAAAAAACAAGATAAAGATGAGGCTTCTACAAAAAATTCAAGTAAAAAGCAAGATAATTCTTGGCTAACTGCCTGATTTTACTTATATTTATCCTAATTTATTTGAAGTAAAACTTTAAAGATAGGAATCAAGCCAGCCTATGCCAGAAAAAGATCCGATGGTCCAAATGACCACAGACCTACTTCAAGAGTATGCATCTGCACGCTCTGAGTGGGCAAAACAATCTACCGAAGACAATGAATTTAGAAATGGACTGCAATGGAAATCAGAGCAAGTTACTACTCTTAGAGAACGAGCTCAAGAACCAGTTGTTGTAAATGTAGTACATTCAGCAGTTGAGCAAGCAAAAGCAATGCTCACAACTAATAAACCAAGATTTCAATCTACTGGAAGAGAGACAAGTGATGCTAGAACGGGGAGAGTATTCTCAGATATTATGGCTTGGATATGGGACAATTCGAATGGAAATACAGTATTAAAGCAAGTTGTTGATGATTATTATGTAAAAGGAATGGGTGTAATGTATACATATTACGACCCTAATGCTGACCTTGGTAAAGGTGATGTTGTATTAAAATCGATTAATCCTCATGATTTATATATAGACCCAGCGTCTAAAGACCCATTCTGTAGTGATGCTGCTCATTTGATCATTGCTAAAAAACATATGAAGTCACAACTTCTCCTCGAGTACCCTGATTATGCAGAAATCATTGAATCAGCAGTTCAAACAAGTTATATCTCTCCCGAAACCACGACTCGATTTGGGCTGTACGATGAGCAGACCACTACAACAGTAGGAAACGATAGACGACTAGCAGATGATGATATAGAATTAGAAGTTATTGAAAGATATACAAAAATAAAAATGCCATATATAAGAGCATTTGATCCGACAGCTAATCAAGAAGAGATTATGACGGAAGAAGAGTTTAAGGTATATATACAGCAACCAGCATTTATAGTAACTACACCTAAAGAGAAAAAGATAATTACAGATAGAGGTGAGGTGGTAAACTATATGAATCTATATGAAGAGACTGATGGTATATATCACATGGTTCCAAACCCTACAACGGGTCAACCAATGATGCAGCCAGGAGATGTTAGTCCTAATATGATACCTGATTCTACTCATGTTTTAGAAAAAACAAACTTTGAGCAGTTAATAAAAGAAGAAATTATTATTGTAAATAACATTATAGTAGATAGAGTTGAATGTTGTGTATCTGTAGGTGACCATAAGCTATATAGTGTTGTTTATCCAATAGAGCATTATCCTATTATTACTATAATGAATAGGCATAATAGAAATCCATATCCATTATCAGATGTAAGATTGGTAAAAGGATTGCAAGAGTATATAAACAAGATAAGAAGTCTAATAGTAGCCCATGCTTCTTCTTCAACAAATGTTAAATTATTAATACCTAGAGGTTCAATGAATAAGAGAGAGCTTGAATCTGAATGGGCTAGAGCTGGCACAGCTGTAATCGAATATGACCCTGAACTTGGACAGCCAATAGTGGCAGGTCCTGTTCCATTGCCAAATGAATTATATAAGAATGAAGCTGATGCTAAAGCAGATATTGAAAGAATTTTAGGAATTTATGCTTTAATGCAAGGAGATCAAGGCTCTGCACCACAAACTTACAAAGGTACAGTTGCGATGGATGAGTTTGGTCAAAGAAGAATTAAGTCAAAGAAAGATGATATTGAAGCTGGATTAAATCAAGTAGCTAAAGTTGTAGTTCAATTAATACAAGCGTACTACACAAGTGATAAAGTGATACGATTAATGCAGCCAAATGCTCTTCCAAAAGAAATTAGAATAAATCAAGATATATATGACCCAGTTACTAATGCTTTTATTGAAAGGCTATATGATGTAACTGTAGGAAAATATGATGTAATTGTTGTATCTGGTTCAACTCTACCATCAAATAGATGGGGAAGGTTTGAATACTATATGGAGCTATATCGAAATGGTATAGTAGACCAAGTTGAAGTATTGAAGCAAACTGATGTAGCTGATATGGAAGGTGTTCTTGAGAGAGCTGACCAGAGAAATCAAATGTCAAGCCAGATACAAACATTAACACAAGAGCTAAAACGAATTAAAGGTGATTTACAGACTGCTCAAAGAGAATCTGTACATGACCGTAAGCGTGTTGAGCTAAAAGAATTTGAGAAAAAATTAGCTAAAGCCGAAGCTAAAATCGAGATGGCCTCTCAGTTATATAAGAGCAGAAGTGGTGATGAGCTCTCTAAATTGAAAGAAGCTGTTCGAGAAGTTCAAAAAGGCGAAAAAGAAAAAGGAATCGTACCGATTCCATAATGTTGTTGCTGACTTAGTCCAAACAACGAAAGGAAGTAATCGTGAATAACGAAATAATACAAACTCGTGATGCTGCGGATTTTCCACAAGCTGATGTTGGTGTTCCAGAAGGAACTCCTTCAGTTCAAGCTGATAGTGGACAAGAAGGAAACCTGTTCCCTCTTGGTGGAAATGAAACAATTACGAATGAAGGGTTACCGACAAATCAAACTGCACCTATTGAAACAGAAGCCCCTGTACAAGCTCAAGAGCCTGTACAAACTGAAGTTCCACTAAAGGAAGATCCTAGTCGTATGCAATACTGGCAATCCCAGGCAGACATGGCTAAAAATGATAACTACAAGCTCCAAGAGGAGATTAACTATTACAAGAACACTTTGGGTCCTATTGCGAATGTTATTGAAAACAATCCACAAGTACTTGATAATATAGAGTCATTAAATAATGGAAACCCCCAGGTACAGCAAACAGGTCCTGCTGTTCCAGGAAATTCATTAGAACCGCCAGCTAAACCAGAGAAGCCACATTCTTACAACGAGGTCGATGCGTACAATGACCCTGAGAGCGTTTCTTTTAAATATAGGGTATCACATGATAAATGGCGTGATGATATGTTTAGTCATATGCAAAATGTTGAAAATCATAGACTTGAAGTTCAACAACAGCAAATGAAACAACAACAAAAAATGCAAATGATGAATGGTGCACATACCTATGCTATGAGTCAGCATGGATTTGATGCAAATACTGCAACTGACTTTGTTCGTTGGGCTCAGAATCCAAATAACATTACAATAGATTCATTGATAAGTCTATATAAAGCAAAAAGCGCTCCAACACAATCGCAAGTGCAAGCTCAAAGTAAAGCTAATGCAATGAAAATTCAGCAAGAACGATTGAAGGTCCCTAGACCTACAGTAGTTCAATCTGGACAATCAGCTCCTCCAATAAGTGAGGAAGATGCTTTTAGCAATGCCTTGCTACAAAACGGAAGACGGTAGATTCTTTCGGAAGGAGATAACAAATGGCCGCTAAAAATTTAGCCGCAAGTGGTGTCCTTTATACTGACAGACGAGATTTCTACATCGACCCTCAAGTTGTTAAAGAACTTTGGACTGATGTAGCACCTTTCACGACTGTTATTTCTAATAAAGAAACACGACAAACTAATGACCCTGTATTTAAGATGTTTGAACATCGTAATCCATGGGTAAAACAAAAGTTCGTTAATGCAGGTGAGACTGAAACAATCGCTGCTGATGGAACTGAAAGCAATGCATTGAACATTGATGGTATAGTTGGACTAGACTCAGATGTTACAGATGCATGGGAAGGTTTAGTTTGTGAGATATGGAATTCAGCAGAAACAACTAAACAAGCAATCGTATTAATCACAGACAAAGTAGATGCCGATGAAATTAAAGTTAAAGCTTTATGGACTAATGGTGGTGGTAATTATACTTTGGTTAATGATGATGTTTACCATGTAGTTGGTAATGCACAAGGTGAGGGTGAAACAGCTCCTGAAGCTTGGTCTGATGAGTTAAAAGTTGTTTATAATTCTTGTCAGATTTTCAAAACTCCTCTAGAAGTTACAGGTACATTATTACAAGCTTCACTTAGAGGTGAGTCATCTGAACTTGCTAGATTAAGACTGCAAAAAAACCAAGAACATAAAATGCAAAAAGAAAAAGCATTTTTATTTGGTGCTAGAGTTGGTGGTACTGGTTTAGGTGAGTCTTATGATGGCACTCCAGACGAAACTTTCGCTGATGGTGGAAGAACTGGTGCTGGTGGTGGATTAGTAAGAACTACTTATGGTATAGTTTCTGCTTTAGATTACTATGGTAATACAAGTGGGGATGACCAAAATGTATTTACTGTTGACTCATCATACACATATAGCAACTTTGTAGATGATATGGAAAAAGTATTTCAATATGTTCCAACATCTGGCGTTAAGCGTGCTTTTTGTGGTGCTGGTGCTTTAGGTTACTGGTCAAAAATGGCTGGTTCTGAAGGATTTGCTGGTGGTTCTGGTTGGACAGTTAATCTAAGTGATATGAAAAGAGATACACTTGGATTTAACTATAAAGTTCTAGAAACACCTCATGGCATGTTACAGTTAATACCAACGCCTGCATTAAGAGGTCCTTACAATAAGTATATGATGGCTATAGACGATGAGAACATGTTTCATGCACAATATCGTTCGCCAATGTATCAAACTAATATCAAGACTGATAATGGTTATGATGGTGTTAAAGACCAGTACTTTTCTGATGAAGGAATAGGTATTTCACTAATCGAATCTCACAGTCTGTTTAAAATCACAGCATAAGGGGGGCTAAAAAATGGCTAGACCTTATATTGGTGGTTCAAACGGAAGTGTTGTTGCTGTAGATGGAGCTAAAACCTTAAATAAATCTGATCATGGAAAAACTTTCATGATTACAGATACAGGTTCGGCTGGATATACTATAACACTACCTACACCTGCTAACGCTGGTATTGGATTCAGTTGTAAATTCATTGTGAATTGTGCAGTTGGTTCAACACTAAGCAATAGTGGAGGTGAAGATGTAGTTTTAAATGATGGTCAAACTGATGTAATGGTTGTTAATTATGTTGATGCAGCAGATGCTGGAGCTGTATCAGTTGTTCATGATAGACAAGCAGATACTGTTGGGTTTGACAATACATGTGTAAAAGGTGACTTTATAGACCTTTTTACAGATGGAACTACATGGTTTGCTTTCGGTATTAGTGGTGTTGATGGTGGTATATTAGTAGCAACATAAAAAAACAACTTGAGTGGGGGAGCAATCTCCCACTCATTTTTAAAGGAATACAATGGCTTGGAATTTTAAAGATAGAATTGAAGATTTAAGTGGAATAATACCAACTACTGCAGATGGTTTACAATTTGTAGAGAATGCAGTAGTCGATGTTATTGACAAAACAAAACAATTTCAACCTGCAGACTTACCACTATTTGCACAAGAGATAACTGTAAGTGATAGTGGTACTGCAATAGAGAATGCAACAATATTAGATGTAAAAGTAGGAGCAAAGAATTGTAGGTCAGTTGGTGCTGCACAAAGACTTGCAGTATCTGATTCTACTTCAATAGATTATGCAACTACAACAGACCCAGCTTATTATATATTACATGGCAAACTATTCGTTTATCCTACAGGTGGAGTAAATAGAGCTAATGTTGTAAGACCTGGAGCAGTAAGTAGTTGGAATAGTGATACATCATCTATTGCAAACTTCCCTGATGATAAATATAGATTAGTAGTAATAAATGCTTCTATGCAGAATATACTGCATAAAATAGGAATTTTAGAATTAAATACCATGATTGATAGTGATTGGGGTGATACATTGGATTATGACTTTGATGGAGAAAATATAGATTTCAATACATGGTATCAAACTTTAGGTGATATGATTCAGAAACAAGAAGATGTAGAATTAGCACAGGCTCAAATGAATAAAATATCAACATTCACACAGAGTGATCAACAACAATTACAAAAGCATATAGCTTTATATAACACATTAAAAATGGAATATGAGAGTGCATTCGGCATGAGAAATGCAACTCCACAATAGGAGGTTAGATGGCAGAATTAACAGGACAAACGATAGCTGCAAGTTATGGAAAACTACTAGTTACAGATAGTAATAGTGGTTTATCTGGTACTGCTACAAATATAGAAGATGGTGATGGTACTGGTAGTAAGCTGTATTTAAGCACAACAACTCTTGGAATAGGGTATAATTCGTTTACTCCAGTTGCCGATACTCTATTAAATATAGAGACAGACCAAGAAGAAAATGCAACTTGTAAAACATTAATGATAACAAATACTCATGCTGGAGCAAATGCTGGTCCATTACTTGAATTATATAGAAATAGTGGTAGTCCAGCTGCAGCAGATGTTATGGGCAAGATTTCATTTACTGGTGAAGATGCAGGCGGTGCTAAACATACATACGCATCAATAGCAAGTAGTATAGCAGACCCAACTGCTAGTGGAGAAGATGGTTCATTAACTATTCAATGTGCAACAGCTGGTACAGATGCTACAACAATAGCTACATTTAACTATGTAGGAGCTGATGGTGTGATACCTGTTGATATGCCAGGAGTTGGAGGATTAGTGGTAGCACAACATATATGGCAATCTGCTGCTAAGCAGGTATTAACACGAGATACAAATGATGGTTGGGAATTTATACATGACGAAATATATTTAGATTGGATACAGCCAACAAACGGAAAAATAATAATTGAAGCATCTTTGTATTTTGGAGGTTTAGATGAAGATTATACTGAATTTTTAGGATTAGGTTTAGTAGGTGGTTTATATGGGGCTACCGATTCTGGAAGTACAAATAATTGGGAAGTTGCCACTGGTCATACTCATGGAGATGATGTTCTAGCTACTTCAGACTTTTTCAATGAAGGTTCAAGTGGTACTTTGCAAAATTACAATAGAGCTGGTTCTCATATTAGGGTTACGCAAACAGATAATGCAAATGATCAAATGACTACAGTTCAATTTTACTTCCAAGGATTAACTCCTGGAGAAAGATATATTGTTAGGCTTGTTGCTTGTGATTTAGAACGAGATCAGGGGTGGAGTGTATGTACAGGTGGTCAAGCAGCTCCAACCTTAGAACCAAATCATTCTGGTAATGATTCAAATTTTCCTCCAGTTATCATGAAAGCAATAACAGTCCCTAATACTGTAACTTACAATGTAAATACATAAGATTTATTTAATAAAGGAGTTGTAATGAGTGACCAAAAAAACAATGTAAAAGAAAAGGCTAAAGAAGTTGCCAATAATATAAAAGGTAAAGACTTAAGCCAAGATGAAATAAAGAAAATGATTGAGAACTTAAATACACAGTTTCAAAACTACAACACTATGGCAATAAAAGCGTCTGGTGCATTAGAAGTTCTAAATCAAATGTTAGAAAAGGAGTAGTATATGACTCAAGATCAGTTAATTGAAAGAATACGAAAGCATCACCCTAGAGTTAGTCAGATAGATATTCGTATGTTATTGAATGATGCGTTAGATGAATTTTGTACAAAGACAAGAATATTAACTGATACTGTTAGTATAACTACGGTAGCTGACCAGAGATACTATTCATTAGATGCTAAGATAGCAGAGGTATTATCAGTGGATTATGATGGATATGATATACCTCGCTTGACTGGCAGACCAGAAAAGAGGGATTTAACATAATGAATAGAGATAGATTCGGATATGGAACATATCAAGAAGGTGGAGAAGTAAATAAAGAACAAGTTAAAAATCTTATGGAAATTGCTAAACAACATATGGCTACTGGTAAAGAAATGCCAAATCAATTAAGAGAAATGATATATCAAATACCAATGAATAATGAAATATTAGGTGGATTTTTGAGTTTTGATGAAGATTTTGCTGAAGAATTGGATGCTATAAAATCATATGTAGCGGGAGATTTTAAAAGAAGAAAAGATAATAGATATGTATGGAATTCTTTAAAACTTGACGAAGGTGAAACTCCTGAATCTTTTATTTTAAAACATTTTCCTCCAAGAGAAAGGGAGTAATTAATGGCTTATAAAGACGAAGTATATTGGATAGAGAGAGATAAGATTGGTATTGCAACTCTAGATAGAAGTGCAACATCAATCTCAAATGAATTTACAGGTCCTGTTGCTGGTAAGACTGTTACTCTTTTTGTTGTTAGTAAAGATGACAATTTTGATAGTACCTCTGGTTCAGGTAAGATAGATGTTGATGAAGCTCCTAATATTCCTAGTGAGTTTCATGAAGCATTAACATACAAGGTTATTGCAGACCTATACGCAAGAGACCCAAGAACAATTCAATTAGCACAGTTCTGGGATCAAAAATTTCAAATGGCTATTAGAGATGGTAAGAAATACGCCAATACTGGAAGGGATGGTGCAGCTCCTAAGATAAAGCCTGCAGAATATTAAAAGTGCATTCATGCTCTGCCAAGAGCTTAAAGCACACTCAATAAAGGAGAATAAATATGGCAAATCAATTACATGAGTTCACTGTTCAAGAGGCTCAGAATTTCAAAGCTTATACTACATATAAATTCGAAAAGAAAACCATGGATGGTAATGAAGTACCATATACCGATTGGAATGCAGCCGATTATGGTCCAGCTAAACATTTAGTAATATATGCCACTGGTGGTGAAGATGATGATATGTTAGTTTATTTACAAGTTGGTGGTTCATATGGACAAGGGATTGAATTAAATGCAAATGACCTTCCACTAACAATATCAGGATTACTTGTTGAGAGGGTTAAAATTGATACTACATCTGGAAATAACGATGTAATTTCTATTCTTTCATTCCATTAAGGAGATATATGGCTACTATTAGTAAGAGAAAAATACCTATAAAAAAGTCTGACTTAAACAAAGCTATTGTTAAAAAGAATGCATCGCTTAAAAATCAAAATGAAGCAATTCAAAAAAACATCAAGGACTTGAAAGCTCAGGAAAAAGAAATGGGTGTTTTGATAAAGAATAATAATGCTGAATTAGCATCATTATATGATTCTATTAAAACCTCTAAGGATGAGATAAAGTCTTTAAAAGCTAAAGAGAAGAAAGAAGCTTCTAAAATTGAAGATAATAGATCTGCCTATACTCAAATAGCAAGACAGTACAATGATGTTAGTGATGCTCTATCTAAATTAAAAGATGAATCTAAGTCGATACAGGAAGAAGTATCTGTTTATTTGAAATATCAGAAGGAGCTTTCTCCTTTATCTGCCAAGATAAATCAAATGAAAGAAGAAGAAAACTCTCTAAAGGAAAGTATTGACAAGCTAAAGAAAAACAAGAAGAATAATAAGAAGACAGCAGATGTTATTGAATCAAATCTATCTAAACTGAAAGAGAAGTCTGACTTAGAAGAGTTTAATTATGAAGCTACTAAAGAAGCTTATAGGGCGAAGATTGAAATGGAAACTAAAGAATATGATTCAAAGGTAAAAGACTTATCAAGCAAGATTGATGATTTAAACTCGTCATGTGCAGATAAGAATCTTCAGGTAGATGAACTTGATTCTATTATTAGAAAGGCTAAGGAAGACTTATCTAAAGTAGAAAAGAAAATAAGTATTGCAAAAAACAATCTTATGGAAGAAGAACATATAATTGAAAAGAAGAAAGCAAGCTTTGATAAATGGAAAGTAAGTGCAGTAGAAGAGGTTGCTAGAATGAAATTAAGAGGTAGAATGGAAAATATAGATAAAGCAGGATTAAAAGATGTCCTCGGTTAATAATCCACTAGTTGTCATACATGATAGAGATGGTGGGGATTCAGTAACCGTAACCAATAGTAAGTTAGATGTTAATGCTACATTAGTTGCAGGAGCATCTATTGATATTGGTGATGTTGAAGTTAAAGGTCATGCTTCAGTAGGTCATTTTGCATTAAATATAAGGACATCAGGAAGTGGTGGCCCTACACAATTAAGTGCTAATCCATGTAAGCATGCCGATATTATGGCTAATACATCTAATACAGGTATTGTATATATTGGTGCATCTGGAGTGTCTGCTACTACAGGTATTGCGTTATATCCTGGAGATGTATACAGCGTAGATGTAGAGAATACAAGCCTATTATATGCATTACCTACTGTTGACAATGAAGATATAAATGTAGTTTATTTTAATTAAAGGATAATATGTCAGATACAATCATATTTAAATCTAGCAGTGATAGTAATTTAGATTCTAAAGAAAGAGTTGTTAAAAGAACTTACACTCAAGATGTAGAGGAAGAATATACAGTAAAAGAATTAGAAGCAAAGATTGCTTATATTGAAAGCAACATGAGTAAATGTTCTCAATGTCAATCTTTAAGTTCAAAATTAACCTCTTTAAAAACTATACTATCTAATACTAAGACGGAGTTAAGTATAAGTTAATGTCTAGTAATGTAAAAAGAGATCATCATACCTTTACTAGGGATACTATTACCTCAAGGAATACATCTTCTGTAACCGTTGAAGCTCAAGACCATCTAAATATACAAGTAGGAAAGAGTGATGGTGGTACAGCTCTTTCTCTCCTAACCTTAAAAGATGGTGCTGGGAATAATGTTTTTTTTGCTGGAAATCTTGTTGATTCTGTTGTTCCTCTTCAAATAAATGAACCAGGTACAGGAACAGATAATTTTGCAATAACCGTATATGCTAATGGAGCTTCTGCCATTACAACATCAGATGCTGCTGGGACTGATGCATATTTAAAGATAAATCCAGATGGCTATACTCAAATAGATGGTACAGATTTAAGGCTGGCTTATGACGATGATGATTATCATCAAATTACAGTTGGAAATAATGGAGATATAACTTTTAAAGCTTATGACGATGGAAGTCAAAATACTGGAGCAAACTTTTATTTTGATGAAGCTTCACAAGTAAGGTTTGGCAATAAAACTTCTAGTTCGACTCCTTCTTTGTTCCTAGACAATAATAAAAATGATGCAACTGGACCTAGAATAAGATTAAGAAATGCTAGGTTTGATAGTGGTGTTCAGCAAGCTGGACAAGATAATGATGTATGTGGTACTATATATTTTTCTGCTAATGATGATAGTCCTGCATATACTGATTTTGGATCTATTGAAGGAATGGTTGTAGATGCTTCAAATGGTTCTGAAAGAGGCTCAATGTTTTTAAAAGTAGCAGAGTATGACGGGACATTAACTTACGGATTATGGTTAAAAGGTACAGATACAGATGGAGAGATAGATGTTAATATAGGAAATGGGACTGCTTCTGTTACTGAAGTTGAAGGTAATTTAAAAGTAGTTACTATTGCTGAAGTTGGTAGTGATACAGATAAAATATTAATGTCTGATAGTGGTACAATAAAATATGCAACAGGTGCAAACATTTTAAGTTATATAGGAGGGCAAGCTTCTTTAACATTCGGAATAGCAGATACCAATGCAGTTAAAATAGATAGTGGTAGTGTAGCTGATGATGAGTATGCTAGGTTTACAGCTAATGGGTTAGAGAGTAGAAGTACAGCAGAAGTTTTATCTGATATAGGTGCTCAAGCTACAGTAACAGCAGGTACTAATTGTACTTTCTCTGGAGCAACATTAAATGTAGATGATGCTTTTATTAAAAATGATGCTGATGATACAACAAGTGGAACAATAACTGCAGGAGGATTTACAACTACAGGTACTTGGACATTTGATGATGCATCTACTGGGACTGTAGGGATTACTACTGTTCATACAGGTAGTAGCTTTACAGACAATGATACCTCGCTAATGACTGCAGGTGCTATCAAAGAAAAGATAGAATCTTATAACTATGGAGATATTACAGGAGTTACTCTTACAGCTGATGATACCAACACAGCTTCTGACACATCAGGTAGCGCAGATTTTACTATTGCAGGTGGAGCAGGAATTGACACTTCTGTTTCAGGAACGACTGTAACTATTGCAGGGAAAATACAAATTGCTTCTGTAACTTTAGATCAAGACGATATGAATGATTTGAATAGTACCGCTGTAAATATAGTAGCTGCTCAAGGATCTAATAAAGTAATTATACCTACAAGTGGTATGGTATTTATTACTAGAAATGCTACTACAGGACAAACCAATGGATTCTGCAATTTCTATATAGGATATAATGGCACTTCTTCATTAGCTAATACCGTATATTATATTAGAAGGTTTATGTACAATGAAGCTGGTAGCAGGATATGGCATTTACAACATTATTCAGGTGAATGTGGACAAAGTGTAACAGAAGGAGATAATGTGCCATTGACAGTTAAACTTGACAGTGCAGTAACAAATGATAGTATAGATTCTATGAAAGTAGTAGTGTCATACTTTGTTTACGATAATAGTTAGATAATTATGGATATACAAGATACTTTAAGAACATCAGTAATAGGAGTAAGTGGTTCATTGTTTGGATGGATAGAATGGGCTCCTCCTTTATTTAGCGCACTAGCTGCGATTGCAACTTTAATATATATGTTAATAAAAATAGTTAAGGAGATAAAATGAGCTTATTAAGCACTATGCTAAAAAACAACAAAGAAGAAATAATTGATTCAATCTTCAATGATGAGTTAAAAGCGAAAGTAGTTAAGGCTTTAAATGACAATGTTGATATTCCATTTATATCTGAAAAGACAGAAGGTAAGATAATAGATTCAATGTATTCTTCTGTTGAGGATATAGTTAAGAAAGTAATGAAGGAGCAACTATAATGGTAAGCATGTTTGTAGGTAAATTACTCAGAAAGCATGGTTTAAAGAAGCTTTTATTACTTGTTGGGGATTATGCTGTAAAAGCTACAAAAACAAAGAAAGATGATAAGATTTGGAAAGAAGTTAAAAAAGTATTGAGGAAGTTCTAATGGCTAAATTCGGAAAAACATCAAGAAGGAACTTAGCTACATGTGATGAAAGGCTTCAAAAAGTTTTCAATGAAGTGATTAAACATGTGGATTGTTCTGTAATAGAAGGACATAGAAGTGAGGAAAGACAAAATAAACTATTTGAAGAGAATAAAACTAAAGTTAAATATCCAAATGGTCGTCATAATGCTGATCCAAGCAGGGCTGTGGATGTGGTTCCTTATCCTATCGATTGGGATGATAGGGAGCGTTTTCACTTATTTGCAGGATTTGTTATTGGGATAGCTAAATCCATGGGGATTAACTTAAGATGGGGTGGAGATTGGAATCAAAACTTTGAAGTAGATGATAACCAATTCGATGATTTTCCACATTTTGAGTTGAGAGGTTAATATGTACTATTATAAAACACATACACCTATATTTAAGTTTGAGGAGATATATGTCGGTTATCAAACGAGCTATTGTTATTCCAGACCAACACTTTCCTATAGAGGATAAAAAAGCTGTAAGTGTTGTTCTAAAAGCAATTAAAATAGTAAAACCAACACTCTTTATAAATTTAGGAGATGTTGGAGAATGGGCGAGTGTTTCGCCTTGGAAATGGAAAAGGAAAAAGAAGCCTCCTGTTGAGTATCAGCTTCCTATTATAGATAGGGAGATTATTGAGGTAAATAGAAGAATAGATATATTTGACGAGGCTTTAGATGAGGTAAAATGCAAAAAGAAAATAATATGTGCTGGAAATCATGATGAATGGCTTGATTCATTTGTTGGTGAGCATCCCTACTTATCTGATTACACATTTAAAGAAGCATGTGGATGGAAGGAGCGTGGATATAAATACTACTCATTCAACCATCCAGTTAAGATTGGGAAGTTAACTTTTATTCATGGAGCTTATACAACTCAATATCATGCTAAGAAACATTTAGATTCTTATGGAGAAAATATTATATATGGACATACACATGACATACAGAGACATACTAAAACAGACCTTGGTGGTACTAAAGCCGCTTGGTCTTTGGGATGTTTAAAAGATATGTCTCCACAGAAGAACAAATGGTTAAGAGGTCGATTGCATAATTGGAACCATGCCTTTGCTATAATTGATTGGTTTAGGGGTGGAAATTTTAAAGTAGAAGTGAATGAAATAATAAATGGTAAAACTACCGTTTGGGGACATGAGATAAATGCCTAAAGAATTATACGAAATACGGAACTTTAGCCAGGGAACTGTTACTAACTTAGCTCAGAGTGATATACACCCTGAAGCGGCATCAGCTAGTTTAGATATAGATCCAATAGCTGAAGATGGAAAATTAGTTGGTATACCTGAAGATACAAAGATTGAAGACAATGTTGGTGGAAATGTAAATATACTATTAAACAATGTTACTGATTCATCGAAACATGATTTAATATACTATAAGAATTCTGACAATACAGTGTATAAAGCTGAAGATATATATAGCGGAAGTGCTACTGGTTCTTCTATTGGAGTATTGACTGCATCAGGTGATGATGTTTCTATGGAAGCAATTAATGGAGCAGTTCATTTAGGACAAGGTACAGGAACTAATGAAAATCCTCAATGGATTGGAAGAGCAGACCATAATCAATGGGGTGTTACTCAAAGTGATGCTTTAATAATGGAAGATGACACATTATATGCTCCAAATACAATCAACGAAGCAACTACTGCATGTTCTGATGGAGTCTATTTATATATTGCTTATGCAGGATTAGATGGTACTAATGGATCACTATCAAGGCCATCTGATACAGATGAATTCTCTACAAATAGAGACTATAAATATTCAGCAGGTGAGATAACAAAGATTCGAGCCTATGGATATATAAATGGAATAACACTATCTACAAGCGAAGAAAGAATGTGGGTATTAACATCTAAACGATATCCAGTTTCAAAGAATGATTCTACAGTAACAACTAATGAGCATATAATATATGAATTAGATACAAAAGATTTAAAGCAGATTGGTTCTTATACTACAAATCTGCATACTTTAATAAGAGCTGATATCTACAATGTAGATGATAGCTTAACTTGGGCTGAATATACAGATGGATCTCTTGATTTATGGGAGAGTCTAAATATCGCATGGAATGGTTCTACATTTCCATATCAAGGTGCGTTTAGTGATATAATTGAATTAACCAATAGTGCTAATGAGCGTGTATTATGGGTTTGTACTACTGCTGGAGCTATATTTAATACCTATGGTACAGATATAACTACTGGAGGTTCATTAACATTTGCAAACAAAACCCCTAAAGGTTTAGGTTTTTATGAATCTTGCGACACTAGAACAATACCATATATAGGAAGACAAGATAGTGTAGTTAATGGTTCGTTTAATAATGGTGATGATGATGATTTAAACTGGTTAATTCCAGAGGTTCATTGTGCTTCTTTAATGCAATTATCGAATACAAATGATTCAGTAGGTATGTATTTTAGAATTGGAGATGACTATGCTGTTTATTACAGAGCTGCAGGTACTAATGTAGATGTTCGTGCAAGGTCTTTAATCGCTTTAATAAACCAAAATAATACTGGACATGATACAATATCTCAATCTGCAGCAGGAGTTTTAATAAATAGGGTAAGTGATGCCACACCTTCATCTGAAGATAAACCTAGAAAACAACCTAATGTAATGTATAAATCTCCAAAGGATGTTAATAAATCTGCATATTCTCTTGTTAGAGCATCTAATTCATCAGTTGAAGATTGGAATATATATGAATTTGACAATCCTTCTACAGCTACTGCTGAATTGACTGATATTACAGTGTCAGCTGTAGAGTTAGACAATACATCATTAATTCCAATGAGAATATCTAATACTGAGATAATAGGTATTCCATCAGATGTATATAATACAGTAGGAGATTGGAATGCTACTGATGCTGATACTGCAGCTGAAAGAAATTTATGGAGATCTTTGCGTAAGTTTACAGATGATAGTGGATGGACAGATACGCAATTAGGAGCTACTTTATACTTAAGTCAACGAGCTTTTAAAGTATATGAATCAGATATTGAATCAGATTACCATACATCAGGATTCGCTTATTCGTACAGATTTTCATTTGTCTATGATGGATATCAGGAATCACCATTAGGTGCCGCTAAACATGTCATTTCAAGCGGTAAAACAGTAAACCTTAGCTTTGTATTTACTACAGATAACTTCCCTAAGAGAGTTACAGCACTTAGAGTATATAGAGCTCAAAGTATTTCAGCTACTGATACTACTATTGCAGGATTTCATAGTTTCTTAAAAGAGATTGATATTGTTAATTATTCAAATGCAACTACCTCTGCATCAGGTACAGGTGATGATACAACAGATTATTTAGATGAAGGGAATGAGGTAATTGTTTCAAGCCAGAAGGTAATATCTATTGAAGATACAGGTGAAGTGGGAGCTACTTATGAAGTTATGTCTGGTGGTTTATTTGAAGGAATGGTTGATTCTAATGTTAAGTATAAACTAAATACTCAATTAAATAACAGATTATTTGTTGCTGATATTAAACATGATACTATAGAAGGTGGTTCTAATTATATTGCAAAATCATTATCATATAGACCTTCTTTAATAAACCCACTTGATATACTTAAGCTTCCAGAAAAGCCTACAGCAATACAAGGATTTAATGGTAGGATCTATGCATTCTCTGAAAGTAGAACATATAAGATAGAACCTAATACATTCTTTATCGAAGATGTATTTGATGGAGCAGGATGTATTGGTCCAGATGCAGTAGCTGTATCAGATGCAGGGATGTGTTATTGTGATAATAACAATATCTATTTTCATACAGGACAAACGCCTGTAGCTATAGGAACTCCTATACTAAATGGTAATTCATCTGATGGATACTTAGACCAATTAAATGTTTCTAATTTTAGTCCTAAGATTATATTTGAACCTAAAAGACAATCGTTTATAATATTCCATCATCTTACAAATGCATGGGTATTTAACCTAACAAGGAAGGTGTGGAACTATTGGTCAACTACTAGACCTAATAATGTACTTAGTGGAAAACAAGGTGAGGTTTTATATGTTGATAATTCTGGAGATGATTTGTATCACATGTTATCTTCAGGTACAAGAAAGAATTGGTCTTGGACTAGTGGAAAGTTAGGTATGGGGCAGAATACACAGAAGAAAAGATGGTATGATGTAGTAACATCTTATGAAGGTGCAGCTCCTACTGTTGCAATAAGGTTTGATTATGATGGTAGTGATTATGGAACAGTAACAGCCGATACTAGTGTATCTAATATTAAGAAAGTAAATTTAAATAATCCCGACAATAAGAGGTTGATAAGAGTAAAACTAACAGGAGCTAGTAATACATCTAAAGTAGATGCTATTGGATTTACATTTAGACGATTTGCTAAACTAATAGAGTAATGCCAACAGAACTAAAAAGAAAACCTACAAGTGTACCATCAGATATGGATAGAGTTGTTCAGACCATATATGATGATATTAATGATATAATCAAATCGGTTAATCAATTTGATGTATCTGGAGAAACACACCTAGGTGAGGTTGGTGATACTAGAGTAATACAAGAAGAACAAATAGATGGAACTACTAAGTACTTTATTGAGTTTAAATCTAGAGATGGATGGGCAAGAACAGAAGGTTCTTTATTAACAGATATAACAAATGTTAAAACACCAAATCCTTCTTTAGTAAATGAAATATCAAATGGAACTTATAGTTCTGAAAATTGGGGAAATTACAAGCTCATTGAATGTGATACAACTTCAGGTGATGTATTGATATATGGTATAAATCAGGGAGTGAAAGGACAAATTTTATATATAAGTAAAAAAGCAAGTGCAAATAATGTTAAATTATATAACGATGCACAAACAGGAAGTACCACTGCACTAGTAAATAACAGATTGTTATTGCCCGATTGTACAGCAACAGATGGTACAGATTACATAACAATAGACACAGGTTATGGTGGAGCAACATTCATTTACAACGGTTTAAATTGGATTTGCATTTCACATACTGGTGTAGTAACAGCTTAAGGAGAATATATGGGTAATTTTTTTCAAGATGCTTGGAATGCAGTAACAGGTCAAGTAACAGAAGATGAAATACAAACGGTAGATTGGGAGAATCAAACATGGAATCCTGATTGGAATACAACTTTTCAAAATGCTACTGCTCAAGGATATACAGGTGAAGGGTATGATGCCACTCAAGCTGGATTCCAAACTGGTGAACAGTTTAAAAATATTTTAGAGCAAGCATTAACTCAATCTGGACAATTCTTTGACCAGTCTCAACAATTTTTAGATCCATCAAGTGGGTTCTATAGAAATGCACAAGGACAACTAGTTAGAGCTGGTGGTCAAATGGCAGGACAGCAAAGTGCACAGCAAAGTGCAGAGCTTGCTGCTAGAGGAATTGGTGGAGGTGGATTAAGAAGTTTATTAGGTGGACAGAATTATACATCTGCCATGGATACTATAGGTGGTAATATGACCAATATGTATATGCAAGGAGCTGGTATAGGTACAGGATTAGCAAATGTTGGTTCAGGACTTTTAGGTCAAGCTGGTACAATGTCTACATCTCAAGAGGCAAACATTCTACAAACTGCTTTGGCAAATCAACAAGCTACAAATCAAGCATCTGCATTTACAGCTGATGCAACAAATGTAGCCAATCAATTTACTGCAAATGCTAGAAATCAAATGGCGCAATTTAATGCACAGCAAAATTTACAAAATCAACAATTTAATGCAAGCAATCAAATGAACTTTACTACTTGGAATGCAGCTCAAGACTTTGCAGCTGACCAATTCAATGCAAGTCAACATAATGCAGCAACAATGGCTAATGCAGAGAACGAAGCTAACTTTTGGCAAAGTTGGATTCCAGGTTCATAATTAAAATAGAGAGGTAAGTATGTCAAACGGATTCAGAGCACCTGGTATAGTTGGTGGTGGAAGGATTATACAAGGTCCAAAAGTGGATTATTCACCAATAGTTAGAGCTAAAGAAAGATGGGATGAGTCTCTTCATAAAACAAAAGATAGAAAGTTAAAGGATAAGGCTTTAGAACTAGAGGCTATTAATTTAATGTTTCAACAATTTAGCCCTGTTGGTGAAGATGGAAATGTTGACCCTAAATTTGCAGAGCTAATGGATAACTTTCTAACTGATAGAGGAGTTACAAAGCATAGAAGAAATAATCTAATTTCTAATGTTTCTAATTTATATTCAGATTGGAAGAATAAAAACAACCAAGATAACAATCAAGTAACTGATAATAACCAAGTAACTGATAATAATCAAGTTACCAATCTTAACAATCAAGTACCTGATAACAATCAAGTAACTAATGTTAACAATCAGCCAACTAACATTAACAATCAGCCTAATGTTAACAATCAAACTAATGTTAATAATCAGCAGACTAATCAACAGACCAATCAATTTAAAAGCGAAATAAATGAAATTGATGACACTTCAGGGTGGTTTAGGGATGATAAATCTACAGATCCAAATAAGCCAGAAGGTGCAAGCCACTATAATCAATTACTTGGAAAATGGGTAGACTCACAAGGTTATCCTATTCAAGGTTTAAAAGGTGGAGGATATATGCCAGGAAATGAAACTGGTGATAAGAATCTAATTAGAACAGAGGATGGTGAATATGTTTTAAATAGAAACGCTGTTGATGCTATAGGTAAAGGTTATTTGGATTGGATAAATTTTGAAGAACATCCAAGACATGAAAAACCTAAAGGCTATCAACAAGGTGGAGGTGTTGGTTGGAGATTAAAGCCTGGTCTTGAGAAAGGATATAAAGACTTAAAGACTGATGATTGGTTTTCTGACCAAATGGAAAGAAGATTAGATTATGACAGAGATAGAAATAAACTAACTAGAGATTATCAACATCAATATGAAGACCAATGGTTACCATGGATGGCTTCATTCTTACCTGATTTCTTAGAGAAGCCTTTATTCAACATGATGGTTGAAGAAACTCCAGAAATGAATTGGAGAGCAGGTGATACTTATGAAGATTGGGCTGAGTTTAAAGCAAAGCAAAGTGCTTTAAATAAGCTTGGAGAATTTACTCCAGAAAGTGTACCTGAAGGTGTAAATCTAAGACCTGAGCATTATCAAGCAATGTATCAGTTGTATGATATGCCACAAGCAAACTTAAAACACCAATGGTCTAATGAGTCCTTGAAGAACGAGATGGCAAGGTCTCTATTTGATTCTGGCTCATGGATAGACCAGTGGTTTGGACAATAAGGAGATTCTATGGATTATGATATACTAAAAGAAACATTAAATAGATATAACACAGATAGATTGAATTTAAAACCTTCTAGAGCTATGCAACTTGCTAGATTAGCAAAATCTACAGGTGAAGATTTTAATGTTCGTTCTCAACCTTTAGAGAAGGGTTTGTTTGATTTTGGAGATATGGCTTTATTTGGATTATTGCCTAATACATGGAGACCTGAATCTCCAGGAGAAGATATCTTTGGAGAGACTGACATTGATAGATTGTCTGGAAATATTGGTGCATTAACAGGGTTAGTTGCAGGTGGAGCTGGTCTTGTTAAAGGTGCTAAATATGGATGGGGAGCTTTAAAAGGAATGCTTGCAAGAAAGAAATCCCAAGATATTGCATCTAAGTTATTAAAAGGTAATGTAATGGAAACTCCTGTTCTACAATTAGGACAAGGAACTCCTTTACAACTAGGTCAAGGTCCATTAAGAATAGGTCAAGGAACTATAGCTTTAGCTGACCCTAGAAGACCTAATCCATTATTAGATGTTTATGGTAGAAATAGATATCCTATGAACTTACCATCAATAAGTCCAGCTAGAGGTTCTTTTGGAGCGGATAGTTTTGAAGATGCTCTCTCATATAATCAATGGCTAACAGGTGGAATACCTACACGAAGAATAGGATAAATGACCAATCCTTATGCAAACAGGGTAAATTCTCTAATAAATACTTATAGAGCTAATCCTCATTTATTTAATGATGACCAGTTAGATGAGTTACAAGAATTAGCTGACCAATCTGGGATAAATTTTTCTCCCATTAGGCAAGAGTTTCGATTAAGAGATGTTGTTGAACAAGCCTCAGCAGGTTTCTTTGAAGGCTTGACTACAATCCCTATAGGTGAGAAACCTAGAACAACTTACGAAAGCATTGCCCACTCCCTTGGTCACTTGGCAGGCTTCGCTCCTGGAATACTTGCATCCCCTTTAAAACTCGCTGCCAAAGGTGTAAGGAAACTAGGAGCTGAAGCCTTGGGTGAGGGAATAGAATATGGAGCTCAAGTAGCTAGTAGAAACATATCAGCACCAATGTTATTTGGTGATTGGGTTACTCAGAAAGGATTTGAAGCTGGTTTAAAGAAATCCAAAATGGAAACTTTAGACTTTATGAAGAAAGGTGCAGCTACACGATCCATTGCACAGCAATCTGTTCATCTAGCATCTGCCTCAGCAATGTCTGCTATATGGAAAGGTCCTGATGAAATAATGAATTCATTTATATATGGTGGGGCTGCAGGTGCTATGTTTGGTGGTTTAGGTGAATTCACAGCTGTTGGTAATCTATTAAAAAGCAACAATGTTATTCATCATAAGAAAGCAGAACAGCGTATTAAATCAGCTATAGGTGCTTCAATGTTAGGTGGTCCTGCTGCAATTAGAGGTGAACCTATTGAATCAATCTTATACGAAACTTTACTTGGTGGATATTTCGGATATAAATCAAGACCTGCACATGAAGCTGAAGGTGGTAAGTTTATACAAGATTTAGCTTATTATCCAGAGCGTGATATAATATTTAGACCTGAGAAGCATCCTAATTATAAAGACTATTCTAAGAAAACTAAAGAGTATATTATGGATACTTCTGTAGAGCAATCAAAAACATATCTTATAAATCAATATCCTGATATATCTAAGGCAGATTGGGATAAACATTTCAGGTTAATTGCAGAGCAAGATTATGGTAAGAATCCAACACAAGAACAAATTAATAATGTTGCTAGACAAGAAGCTAATCAACACTACTATGGAAATTTTGAATATGTTAAAAATCAATTTGAAACCCCAAATCCGTCCGTAGAGGACCCTTATGCTAGACAAGAGGATATGGACCACTCAGTGGAGATCCCTCCTAAAACAAGCAATTTAGACGCTCAAAAGGCTAGATTGAAGGATAATCCTGTGTTCATAGTAGATGTTAGTGGTGAAATGGTCCTTATTCAAGGTAAAGTTGGAAACTTTAAAGGTAAGAACTTAGGGGATAAAAGAGTTGATAGACCTTTAACCAATTTACAAGGTCAAAATTTTACAGAATTACAATATGTATACTTACCATCTAAAGGTTTATTTCAAAAAGGTGTAAAGCCATTAAAAGTACAGATGGAATATGACAAGGTAACAAAAACTACCAAATTAGTACCTGTTATGAAAGCTAATGACTGGTTTAGATTGGGTAACAATTTAGACAGACAGAATTACTATATATATGGTGGTGTAAAAGATAAAGGTACTTTAACTGTAAAGCAGTATCATCTTGATTATGGACAACATTCAGTTGAATCTTTAATTAAAGAATTAGCCAGAACACCACAAGAAGCTAGAGAATTAACACAATCCTACAAAGATAGTTTACAATTAGAAGCTGAATGGTACAATAGAAGCATTGATGAAGTTAGAGGCTTACATGATAGGAAGTGGGTTTCTAATGTACTATCTGACGGTACTGAACAAGGATTGTATAGAACTGGCAGTGGAGATTTAAGTCAGATAAATAGATTGATGAACACTGATTACTTTATTAAGAATGTTGTTGATTTTAACAAACGACAACAACTACCTAATGATAAAGGAATACCATTACCTGCTGATACTTTTCCTGGTCCATTAAAAACTATCATACTAAATGATTATATTGATGTAAAGTCAGATGCGTATAAAGTAAAAGACTCTAAAGGAAATATTGAAACAAAATATAATGAAAGTAATACTGATGGTACTATACTATTTACTCCTGACAAATTCAATACAATGATGAAGAAGATGGGTTTACCAACTAAAAATGTTAGTATGAATAAACCTGTTATTGTATGGAGGCATGGTAATGGTGTCTTGCAAGTTAAAGCAGCTGGAGCTGTAGCAGATGGACCTATGTTAGATTTGATGAAACAAAAAGGTGTTGATGTTGCAATATTTAAGAGTGCTGCTAAACAAACAGGTGAGTTAAAATCTCACGACTATTGGTATGTAGAAGGTAATAAAAAGTATGGTTCCGATTTTGAAGCTCAAGATATATTAAACTTAGACCCTACATCTATTAGAATAAATACAAATACATTTGAAAATCCAAAGAGAATGTATGGTACACATTTTGTAAGACAATTCTTTGGAAATTTAAACGAAGTTCAAAATCCAAAAGTCTTAGATATGGTATTCAATGAGTACTTTGTTAAGTCCTATGAAGGTACTACAAAAGCTAAAGAATCTATAGATAAATACTTTGAAGGATTACAACAAGGGAAGGATATAGAATTAAAGAATATAAATATAGATGACATTCCTTTGAGTTATATACATAGAATATATGATGCACATTTTAATACTAAAGCTGGAAAAATGCTTAGAGATCAAATCTTCAAGTTAGAGAAAGAAGGTAAATTAGAACTCGTAGATGATTTTACTCAATCGGAATACAGAGATTGGTTAGCAAGAAATGATAGGATGATAGAGATATCTGAAGCAAGTGAATCTGTTGTTAAACTATTTAAGCATACTAGGAACTATGCAGATAAAGTATATAAGAAGTATTTAATAAAGAGATTACTATCTCCTAAGTATAAATACTCTGCTAAATCTTGGTTATCACCTAAGATGCCTCACTATGAAGTAAAAGAAGGCACATTTAAGGCTTTAAAAGATTTTAATCCAACAGTCCGTGTTGGTGAAAAGGATATGAAACTACAAGAACTATGGAGTTTATATGAAAAAAACCCTAAACAATATCAAGAGTATCTTAAGTTCGCTGTCATTCGTGTTCCTGCTGATAGTGTTAGTGGTGCTCGGAGCCTTATATTTGATGGTTATCTTGCTGAAAGAGGGACTGGTGTTGTTACTAAAAACAATGACAACACTTATCTGGGCGGTGCAGACAAAGATAGTGACACTGTATTTCTCTACCAAGGATTAGATAAATCAATTCATAAAACTTTAAAAAAGAATAGTAAGGAATGGCAGGATAAGAATGATGTTTGGGTTGATAGTGCTCCAAGCGAATCATTAACAGGTAAGCCTGACCCAAGATTTAAAACAACTGGTAGTAAGTTCTCTCCTTCTATGAGAATGATAGTAGCTTCAACTGCAGCTAAAGGTAATGAAGGTCTTGGATATTCAATGACTGCTCGTAATACAATGCAGACTTGGATTGATATTCTAAATAAGAACAATGGGGAATTAAAAGGTAATGTTAATTGGACTACAAGTAAAGGTTCTAATATTACAGGAACATATACTTTAAAGCTAAAGAATAATGGTGCGGAACTTAGAAGGTTAGCACGAGAAATGATTAATACAAGTGCTGACGCTTCTAATTATCCTAATATTACAGATTATATTAAATGGCGTGATATGATGTTTAATAGTGCTTTTGAAGGTACATTCAAAGATACTATTGAGAAGACACCTAGAAAGATTACATTTAAAGATTTAAAGAATAAAACTGATTTAGGCGTTACTCATTCTCTTCAAAATACTTTAGACCCTAAAGGTGTTTATTATAATAAGTATTCAAAAGAGCAAAGAGGATATACATTAGGTGAATTTCAATCTCAATTAAGAAATGAAGCCTCTAGATTACATAAAGATTCTAATAATAATTACAGCAAGATAGCTAAGAAGGCAGTTGAATATGGATTAACTAAGCCATTAAGAATGGATGCTATAGAGAATTACCATAAACTTCTTGTTGAGGGCTCTAAAACAGTTATAAATGCATCAGGTAAAGATAGAGATTTTATTAGAAAACATCTAACTAAACTAGTGAGAATACCAATTTTTAAACTTGATAAAGCTATTGAAAAAGCAAAAAGAACAGGTGATTGGGAACAAGTTATGGAATTTGTTAGCAACGATACCTTTCTTGTCGCTAGTAATAATGCTTTATCTAAAAAAGGATTTAAAATATATAGAGAATTTATTGAAAATGGAGTTAAAGATCCAATCAAAGAGGGAATTTTTGATAAGATGTTAAACCATATTTCAGATAGAGCTTTTAAGATAAAAGATAGATATAGAAGATTAGATTTAACTGAAACTGGGCCTAAAGATTCAGTTTTTAAAGGCTATGACAAGGAAATAAGAGACTATAAAACTCAACTTATTCAAGCTGCAGTTCGAAATGAAATCGATCCAAAGCTATTAACTGAGTACTTTGATTTATGGCTTATAAGTCCATTTAAACCTTATAAAACCTATATACAAGAAGGTAAATCAAAAGGTAAGTTTGTTCTCACAAAAGAACCATATGAAACTACTAGTGGTCCAAGTAGACATGCAATACAATCTCAAGAGATAACAAATAAATCTTGGAAGGAAGTATTGACTGAGTATGAGAATATATATCAGAATATCAAAGAGAAAGCTATTACAGGGCAGGTTAAAGAACCTGTGTTATTTAGTTTACCTAAAGATTATAATACTCCTTTAAGTAAGCCTGAACAAGCTAATACAGTAAAAGATTTAGTCGTCGTAAATACAACGAAACAATCTCCTTTGAAAAAGCAGGAAACTTTAGATAGAGTTTATACTCGTAAAGCTTTAGGTCCAAAAGATTTCAAAGAGCTTGAAACATTTAAGAAAAATTTAGAATCCTATTCTCCTGAACCCAATAGATTGGTAAATGAATTTACATTAGAACAATTAGGTAGACCAAAAGATTTAAGCCAGTTAAACATGAATGATGTAAAAGCTATGAATCTATACTTTAAGGACATGGATGGTAGGTTTGGTGGTGATGGAATACCTAGTTGGGTATATTGGGCAGACCCAAAATATGTTGATGAATATATGTGGAATAAAGAGAAGAGTTATTTCCAAGCTGGATATAATCTCAAGACAGCATCTGGTCCTAATAAAGCTATGTTCAAAGGTGTTGGAACATTAGGTACTCTTCGTAGTTGGTTCAGACAAACCAATAGACAGATGGATGTATATACTGATGCAATTCCTGACATTAACAATGATAAATATAATTACAGGTTAGAACTTACTCCTAATGAATCATTAGCTGTTGATAAGGGAATTGTCAATAAGATTGAAAGTAAGAACTTTAAAGTTGAGAAGAAATATACAGATAAGACATATACAGTACAGAATAAGAAATATACATACCAAGAATTAGTAGATAAGTATTCTGATATTATGTCTAAAGATTTAGAACAGTTTGGTAATGAATGGTTATTTGCTAAAAGCAAAGATGGTAAATCTATTGATTGGAAAACTGTAGATGAAGTTAAGAAATGGAATAACCCTTTAGAGATAAATGAATATCTAAAATATGATTCTAAAGGTAGATTTGATGAAATGAACTTTATTAAAAAGTCAGTTATTCCTGGAGATCGTGGTGGTAGAGTTCCTATTATACATTTAGAGAATATCTATAGGTTTCAGTATGAGTATAAACTAAATAGAATCGTAGAAGATAAAGGACTGAAAGGTCAGTCTGCTATTAAGTTTAGACAAGATTATAGGAAGAAAAACAAATTTGAAGGATTAGATAGAATCCCTACTGGTGAGTATTTCCCTCATATGAACTTTGGTTGGAATAAGGGAGCAAGGCGTGAGATAGCAAGCCATATTGAAATGAGAGGTGAGCAAGTATATAAAGAAGCTATTGCTCAAGGGCTCTCTGAAAGAAAAGCATTACAAGCTAAAGCAGGCAAGATTGCTGAGTTAGAAGCTAAATGGCAAGCATCTGAAGCTGAAGCTGGTGGTATGGATAAACATGCTATTGATGATATGCTTTCTAGGATTAACTATAAAGAACTTAGTATAAATGAGATTGCAAACAATCCTAAACAGATTGCATTTAATACTAGACCTGAGAATGTTTTATCTCGTAGTGAGAACCTTCCAGGATATGATATTCGTTCATCTGTTATTGATACATATAAAGAGAAAGTCATTAGAGCTCATTATCGTAATCTAGGCTCTGTAATGGCTAACTATAGAATTGATACAATGATAAAAGAAAATCCTTTTGGAGATTTTACTAAGCAACAATTTAAGAAATTCAACCCAGACCCTAATAGCCCATTATTTAAGAATTGGTCTGAGGTTTGGGGAGATTATTTAAGATTCTATGTAAGAGATTCTTTTGGACATATGACTACATTTCCAGAAAGAATAGTTCAGTCTATGAAGCATGGAGATCCATTAAAATTGAAGAATACTTTATACCATGGTATGAGCGACCAAAAGGTAATAAAGGGCTTAGAATGGATGGATAAACGATTTCGGAAGTTAGGTATGAAAATGCCTTTCATGGCCGATTTGCCACAAATTACAGCCAAAAAAGGCACTCCTGAGTATTTTAAGCAGGTTAACAACCGTAAAGAGTATCTATCTGACGCTATCCATAAGTTTGGTAAGCTTGAAGCTAGATATGAGCTGTTAACCTTATTAGCAAATACAGGTACCTTAACTGCTAATTTATTTGGTGGTACTACTATGACACTATCATCTGCAGGATTTAGAAATTATAGAAGAGCTCGTAGTTTTAAATGGATGAAAGACAATGTGTTATTTGATAAAGCAGGAAATCCTTTATTAACCTATGTGAACAATCAAGGTAAAAAGATTTCTGTTAAGACCAAGAAAGATTTATATAAGTGGGTACAAGACCAAGGTGTTATTGATAATTTCATAGCTGATGAATTAAATACTAATGTTAGATTGAAGTCTGCTATGGCTAAGAATGCTAAGGCATCTAGAGATTTTATGAGAGATTTAAGAAAACTACTTAAAGAAAATCCTGAAGTTAAAGATGAAACAGTATTTGAGTTAGCTGATAGATATGGCATGAAAGATGCAATGCTAAAAGCTGGTGGATGGTTTATGCAAGCATCTGAGCGTACATTAAGAAGAGACTCTTTCTTGGCTCATGCCTTACAAGCTAAAGATAGATTAGGTATGGCAGGTAGAAATATGTCATTAAATGATCCTTATCTTATAGATGCAGGTTTAAAAGGTGTAGAAGCTACACAATTCCTATATCATAGTGCATTCAGACCTGCATTTATGAGAACATCTTTAGGGAAAGTTGCAACTAGATTTAAGCTCTTTGCATTTCAATCTGTTAGAACTAGAAAAGAATTATTAAGAAGAGCTAAATATTATGGATACAAGCCAGGAACTAAGGCTTATGAAAATATGAAGAATTTATTTATGATGGATATGTTGACATTAGCATTAGGTTCGTTATTGCCATATAGTCTATTTGATACTGCATTACCTCCTCCGTATGATTGGTTACAAGAAACATCTGAATTGTTATTTGGTGATAAAACTCAACGAGAAAGAGCATTCTTTGGAACATACCCAAGAGCTATTGCTCCTTTACAGATAGTAACACCTCCTTCTGCAAGAGTTGTTATTGCTCCTATAAAGGCGTTATTCAATTCAGATTGGGATAGATTTATGGATTATCATCTACATACTATGTATCCATTTGGAAGGATTCTTAGACAAGTTGATAAAACAATATATGACCCTGATGCTGGAAAGTTTGAAATAATTAATGAACAAAGATATGGAACTACCTTTGGTAGATTTATGCAACAATTTTTTAGACTACCAACTGATAAAGTAAAGCGACTATATGATAGAGCTCAGTTGGAAGATGAGAGAGAAGAAATAATCCGTAAGGCATTAGGAGATTAAATGGAGCCAATAGCTTTTTTAGAACAATTTGGAATACCATTGACTGTCGCTGCAGCCTTCGGTTATTTCATATGGAAACAAAATCAGTTCATACAGAAAGAACTGATGGAAGAATTAGATGAACGATTTAAACGATTAGAAGGAATAGTAATTAAATTAATAGACCAAATCAAAGCAACACAGTTGGATTTTCAAGCCTTAAAAGGTTATGTAGAGGGAATTGAAGATATCCTAAAACGGTTGTTTAACAAAAAATAGGAGGTTATCATGCCTAAAGTAGGAAACTATAAATTCCCTTACAATGAAAAAGGGATTCGAGATGCACAGAAATATGCTGAAGCTACAGGACAGGAAATAAAATACGATGAAATTTCTCCTGGAGGCTTCATCATGATTGATCCAGAAACTCAGATGCCAATACAATCTACTATGTCTAAGATGAAAGATGCTTTTGGCTATGGAAGTTACCAAGAAGGTGGTGAGGTGAATAAATGGACAGACGATAAAGGTCTGTTTCAAGGTGGAATGCATAAACGACTTTTTGGTAGAAGTAGAGATGCTTTGCAGAATCTATTTGGTGGTGGATTGAAAAAAAGAGCTAGAAGATTTGCTGAAAAGTTTGACCCTGAAAGTAATAAAGATGTATTAAAACTTCAGCAAATGATGAACAAGCTAGGAATAACAGATTCATCTGGTGAAGCATTAGAAGAAGACGCAATGTTAGGGAATAAAACACTTTCTGCATTAAGAAAGTTACAAGGTGTTGAACAAGAAGCACCTGTTCAAGACACTCCAGTTCCTGAACAATCTCCTATCTATGACAAACCTGAACTATCATGGACTCAAGGTGATAATTATTTAAGTCAAGACTTTCATAAAGATACTCCAATGAGCTTTCCAAGATATCAAGAAGGTGGTTCTGTAGATGAAGGTATAGATTGGAGCTCTTATGGTAAGGGGAATGCATGGGTTTGGGGAAAGATAAAAGGAGAAGATGATTTAATGGGTATTGGAAAGAGAGTTTTTGATATGCAAGGTGATGTTGATAGATATTCAGAAGACCCTGGATTTAAGGAATTTGTAAATGCCACTACTACTCAAGAAAAATTAGAAGTTCTGAAAAAATACTTTCCAGAAGGTCCAAAAAGTGTATCTCTTTTTGGTTATAATCCAGAAGGAAGTGATACTTGGGATTGGGATGGATCTGCAAGTTCTTTTGATGAACTTTTTAAAAGACATAATGCAGTAATTCCAACTCAACAAGACAATCCTGAAGGAATGCAGCGTGGTGGTAGAGTTAAAAAGTTTGGGTATTAAATACCTTCTTTTAAATTCTTGTTATTGATTTTATCGGCTATTACAGATGCTATATAATCGTTATTGATAGGATGTACGCAGAGTATACCATTAGATGTATGTAGGTAGCTCTGCTTTCCTACAATAACATATCCCATAGCTTGTAATTCTTCTAAAGCTTGAGCAATCAGTTGCTCATCTTTATTCTTATGTTCTAATATATCATTTATTTCCATGAATTTTCTTCCACTCCTTTTTACTTGTTTCTCTTTTTGCACAATTCTTACAAATTTTTAACATATTCCAATCTACTAAATCAGGAAGATATGGTTTTGCCATATATGTTCCTTTTGCATAGCTACTACATATTTCACACTTTATTGTGTGATTATCAATATAGGATATTTTCAACTAAAAAAACAAATAAGAAGTTATGCCTTAAAAGAAGGAGTTGATAGATAATCATATATCCACCAACACCTACCTTCATCAGAAATGAACCAAGCGGCTAATCTCCTTTTAATGCTTTCTTCACTAGTTTCCTGAACCCTAGAGACTTGAGCTGTTTCCATTTTTTATTCAGTTCCTTTTCATCATTTATTGTTTCAAGCAAATCTTTATACTCTACAGCTTCTGATTTTGTTAGAAATCTTTTGCCATTATAAATATAAACCTTTGCAAGTTCATGTTCAATTACTTTTCGCATATATTTCCTCCTCATATATAGCTTTAATTTTAACTCGGCACTAAGCTTGTCCTGCATCGTCATCCGTTAGTATATCATCACTATCGTATTCTATACTATCAATAAGTGGGCCTTGTGTACTAAATACATCAATGATTACTCCACCTTTTTCTTTTTCTTTAACTGTTAATGCAAACAGATCTGTTGCAAATACGAATTCACTTGAATTGATTTCATCAATAACATCGGTCAATGCAGACAAATATTTATTCTTAACATGACCATCGGCCATTATCTTACCTAATACTGCTTTTAAGTTCTGCAGTATATCAGGTGTTGTGCTTGATATCATACTATCTCCTTGTTTATAAATCTTTTTCACTCTGATATAACAAGGTGTAAAACAAGGGAGCCTCCTCAAGCTCCCCCATCTTATATTAAATCAAGCCATTTATCTAGTGGCATAGCAATATATGGTGCTTTACCATTCTTTTTTACAACAACTATAGGTGTTCTGTCTTCACAATTCTTTTCTGCTTGTTCTATAGAGCTCCAGAATTGTATTCGTTCTACATTCTTGCATTCAAATGAATATGGGATTTCTCTTTTAGCTGCAGGGGAGAGAACGATGTCCTCCCCCTGAGTTCCCATTATAGCTGATTTGATATCATCATCTTCAAGATTACTATACTTATCTCTAAGTAAATCTCTTAATAAGTTTTGCAATCTTCTTCCTTTTGCTTTTGATGACCTTCCACTCTTCATGGTAGTAACTTTCTCCATAATGATACACTAAAACTTACCTCAAAAGGGCCAATACCAGCACTAAGCTGAATGTGATCTCCTTTTTCTATGGTAAATATAACTGATATTGAGAACAACCACAAGATAACTAATGTATAGCCATACACATTCACTTTATTGTTTATTTCTTTTATCTTAAACATTCTTAACCTCCATGAATCTAAAGGTTTCATAATCAAATGATAACGCTACTTGAAATCTTGCTTCATCTCTTGACTTTAAAGACCTTATTATTCTTTTCTTTGTGTCTCTTTCGCCCATAATACCTATTATTTTATCTGCTTTCTGCTCTATTACTGAATTACCTTTTGCACTATGAACAGATAGTCTAGAATCAAATGATGCACCTTTACTTATATGGCTTACACCAATAACTATGATTCCTTCTTGTACTGCAAGCTGTTTTAATTCGTTAATAATCTTCTCCATCTTATTAAATGGGTCATTATTATATTCAGCTCTAATACCATCAACAGTATCAATAACTACTATTTTAGGGCTAATATCAGTGATTAATTGCTTCATTGAACCTATTTCAGGTGATGCTGTCATTATGTTTATGTGTTCTATTGGTAGTAATGCATCTTTTAACTTATCATTCATATCTATTGAGTGCAAGTCTACAACTTTCTCTTTCTTTATTCCATTTGCTATTTGCACAAATCTCCTATAGATTAAATGGTCATGTACCTCTAAAGATAGGTACAAACAACTTAATCCAGGATTAGATACAATCAAGTTCTGTATCCATGCAGTCTTACCAAGACCTGTATCACCTATTAATATAGCTAGTTCTCCAGGATAGAATGTGTAATTGGTTCCGATATTGTACATATCCTTTAGATTGAATGAGTTTGTACTAAAGTCCTTATTTACAAATTCTGTAAATCTCTTACTCATATCATCTGGAGTTATTACATCTAATGTATAGTCTTTTCTCTTATAAAACATACATTTAGAATCGCAAAACTCTGCCATTATTGGATCTATACAGCTATATCTATAACCTTTTTCTACAACATAATCTACTATTCTGACTATTTCATGATATTCTAAAGTATTTACATATGTTGATGCTAAAGCGTAACAACCTTGTACGCTAATACCTTTACGAATCCATGCACTAACCATCCTAAGTAACATATTATGTCTTCTACCTTGTACAACATTATCTGACATCTTTTGAACACAAGTTACATGTCCATTATATTTGTTAGATGTCGTTTTTGGTTTCTTATCTAACACAATTTTAGTATCTAATGATACAATGTTACTATTCCATATTGCTGGAGTATCTTCTATTTCATTGTGTTTGAATTCCTTTCTTATAAAACTTTTAGATAAATCTACTATATCATCATAGTTTAAATTATGAATCTCCCATATTTGCAATGGAGTTTTATATAACTTAGATTTCATATTATAAGAATAACCAACTCTAATAAGCCTAGCGTAATCATATATACTATCTGCTACACTGCCAAATTCCTTTTGTATTGTTCTTTTTACAACTTCTGGAGTTTGTTTACTTACTTCAAATCCATATAAATCAGGTATTTCAACATGAAAACCTCTTCCACTGAACCATATTCTGAAAAATGCTGGGTCAGCTCCTTTATCTTCTAGTAAATGCAAGAAATATCTAATATCAGTCATTACCTTGTCTTTACTATTAGTACCTTTATCTATATCGAAAGTAAGTCTATCAAGCTCAAAAGTTCCATCATAAGAACGGATTGTTTTATTTGCTTGGAAATGGTCTACTGCAGAGTTATCTAATCTATATAAACTTCTATATAGTTCAATATCAGGTTTTAGATATCTCGCTAGCTCATTAACTTTACAGATGTTCCCTCTATTGGAAACACCTCCTACTGCAACTTCTATGTACTGGTT